GTGCAGAGCATCTTCAACTGTCGCGTCGTCTGCTTCTTGGTGCCGCTGGTCATGCCTTCGGTCAACGCCGAGTGCGGATACCTGCCGAGGCGCTTCACCAGGGCGCTAGCTTTCTCGGCGAGATTCGGCCCTGCGTGTGTCTCCGTGGCCTTGCCCTCGAGCCCGACCGCACGCGCGATCTTCTCGAACTCCTTGGCGTGGCCGTGCTCGTTGCGGTCGACTGCGTGACACAGCTCGTGTACGAGGACGTCGATAGCACGCCTGCCGTCGTCAATGACGGGCGAGACGAATATCTGGGCGCGGTTGTCGCCTGCTGCTGTCGGGCTCCAACACTGGCCGATGGTGCCGAGCTTGCGCTTGCCACCTGGCCAACCGACGCTCACCCTGACGGCTGGCAGCTCGTGGCCAGCCAGCTTGAACATCGGTCGAACCGACCGCACGACCTCGGTGAGCCATGCCTCGCGGTTGGTCTGGGCGCGCTTTCGCGCTGCGGTGGTGGGCTTGGTCATCGCTGCTCGCCTCCGTAGATGTCGGACGCTGGTGTGCGGTGCGGTCGTCGCGCGGTACGACAGACGACGCATACGTAGAACCACTCGAAACGGCCAGTGGTGCGGCTGTCTTGCGTCAGAAACGCGCGGGCGTTACAGGGTGCGCCCGAGTACCAGGCGGGTTGGGCACAACGGATTTCGTCGGGATATGGTGATGGATTTGGGGTCTTCATGGTGTAAACCTTTCGGGTGCGGGTGTGTAAACGTAGTTTAGCACATCGTGTAAACAGATTGGGCACGATGTGTAAACGGATGTGTGGATAACGTGTGAGACGTGTAAACGTGCCGCGCCCGAAGTGAGTCGAGCGCGGCACGCAGTAGCGGGTCGTGCTAGAGGAGGGTCTGCGCTTGGCGGATTGCCAGTGGGTCGAGCAGCATCGCGAGCAGTCCGAGGGTGGCGTTGACTTGCGCCTCGGTCAGCAGGTCGGCCGACAGCTCGCCTATCTCTTGCGCGTCGTGCGCGTCTTCGAGGCAGAGCATCGCCCGGTCGTAGTGGTCCTGTGGCGTCATTCGGCCACCCGCCAGAAACCAACGGTGTTGCCGTTGCTGTCGAACAGTGATGCGCCGTCCCCGATGTCGAGAGTATCGGCGTCGTGGACGTTGTTGCTGACCTGATCGAGGACGCGGTAAACCTCGTAGCCGGGATGTTGGATGAACGCGTCGTTGTCGAGGTTGATCTCGACTCGGAGTTTCACGACAGCCGCCCTTGCTGGTAGTCGTTCCAGTGGTCGGCGAGTTCGGGGTCGACCTCGACGCCGTTGCGGTACACGCGAACCTGGCCGGTGTTGGTCAGGTTTTCCGCCAGCGTCGCGGTGATGTCCCAGAACCACGTCGGGCAGTCGTCGTCGCCACACGCGGCCTGTCCGGTGAAACCGATCACGAACATCGGCTCCTGGTCGCACAACGGGCAACGCGGGCATTGAATCGTGTAGCCGTGAGTCATCGCGCGCTCCCGTTGTCCTCGTAGGGGTTCCGGTGACGGTCGACCTCGACCACCAGGGCCAGGTCGGGCTCATCGGGTTCGTCACGCATCTCCAAAGGGTTGTCCTCTGGCTCGAAGCAGTAGACGCACGTCTTGGGGTCGCAACTGGCATCGCCGATGGGGTGCCAGGAGTCGACGACGCGGCGCACGAGCTGGGGGTGTTGCTCGGCGAGCGCCATAGCCGTTGCCGCTGGGAAGCGTCCGCTGATGTAGAACGCGAGGGCGACCATTTCCTCGCGCTCGAGCTGGTCGGTGACGAACCCGATCCGCTCGATTGCTTCACGTCGGCTCTCGACACTCAGGTCGGAGGGGGCGAGTTTGGCGGCGAGTTCCTTCGCGGTGCGAATGTCCCGCAACAGGTGGTCGAAGTCGTCTAGTGTGTGGTCGTGGTCGGGCATCGGTTGAGCTCCGTTCTGATTGGGTGGATGGTGTTCAACATGCGGGTGTTCGTTACTGCGGCACACGAGGCGGGCTCTCCCAATCCTGGGCGAGCCCGCCTCGTCTGAGTGTGCTCCTACATCCGCGCGGCGCGTATCGCGCTCTGGCGCTGCGCGAGGGTCGCCAACACGTAGGGGTCGCCTGGAACAGCGATCCGGGCCAGCTCCATGATGCTGTCAACGATCAACCGGTGCGACTCGCGTGCGCCTTTGTCGTTGGCCTCGGCCCGGGTCGGGCTCGCGTGCTCCGGCAGCGTGAAGTGGTGACTCCACCTGAGCGCGTACACGGTGCGCTCCAAGTTGTCCAGGATGCCGGCCAGGTGGTCGAGCACGTCCGAGCGGGTAGCTGGAAGTGGTTTCGAGGTCTTGTCCAGCAGACTCGTCGGTGCGGTACGCACCTCGGGCGTCTGTGCCTGCGCCTCGCGGACGTTGTGACGCTGGTTCTGCGCGGTACGAACCGTGGCGCTGTGGTCGTGGTGGGGCTTCGGTGTCATGGTGAATCTCCTTCGGTGTGGGTACTGCGGCGGGTACTGCGGGTGTGTCAGCAGGTCCCGTGCCACGCTGGGTGCGTGGTCGTGGGGCTGACCGAACGGGCGCTGGCCCTGCACCAGGGAAGGGATGCAGGGCCAGCGCGGTCAATGTCCTGACGTGCTCAGAACGGGCTGGTGAAGTCCGAACTGTTGCTGGTCAGTAGGTCGCTCGCTGAATCGACTACGTGCATGTCGTGCGCGTAGTCGTGGGCTGCCAGCTCGGCCTCGTAGTCGTCGGCCTGCTGCGCCTCGTACGCCTCGAAGCTGTCGAACCCTGCCGCTGACGCGGCGTGCACGTCGAGCCACGCCTGGGCGTCGATGTCGGCGTTGACTGCTGCGACGAGTGCGGCGTGCTTTGGAAGGTGGAAAGTGGTCATGATGTGCTCCTTGGGTAGGTGGTGCTTGCTCCGAGTCGATGCAACGACTCGTGATGCACTAAGCAAGGGCCCCGCCGCCGAAGCGACGAGGCCCCTGGGGGCTCAGCAGAGGTCGGGTAGCGGCTGAGCGACGGCTGCCTTCCCTGTCAGGGCAGCGAGGTCGTTGCGAGTCTCGATGACGTCGGCGTACGAGCAGTTCGCCACGATGCACGCTGCCTGGATGGTGCCCAGCAGCGTCTTGTATGACGCACAGCGCTCGTTGTTGTCACGACGGCTGCGTCCGTAGCGCCCCGAGGTCGCGTGAGACTCTGCGGCGATCAGCATGGCCGCCAGGACAGCAATGCTTTTGATCTGAGCTGGGGAAGGCCCTGGCGTGGGCACTACGACGTACTGGCCGTTGGTGCCAATGGTCTGAGTATTCATGATGAACTCCCTATGGGTTGACAATGCATTTGCTCTTCGACTAATCGATGCGACGACTGCCGGAACATCTCCAATAAAAGCCTTACAGGGCGGGGCCAGGCAGGTCGGGCTGACCGAAGGGAAGACCTGCCTGGAACCAACCGGCAAGGCACGGTGTCAAACCTGAGCAGCAGGATCGACCGAAGGTCGACCGCGCAGCGGCGCCGTTGTCGGCGTCCTGAGGCTCATCTCGGAGCAAAGAAGTGCAAGAACTTTGCGAAGCAACCGCGCAGCGGCGATGAAATCGAGTTCTTGTGCTTGTTTGGGGGAGAGACGCGCAGCGGGATTGACGGCGGGACGACTAGGGCTACGATCAGGAGATTCCGGTCCCCCAATAGGCGTCAGGCTCCCTAAAGGGAGCCAAGCCGGTCGGGGCTGTCCGCAGGACATCGATCTGCGAGTTGTTCGAGCAGATCAAGAAACAAAGGTCAGAGAGGGCACCTGGTCAAGTGGAAGGCCGCTTAGCGACCGATAGGGAGCTGGCCTGGAACGCTGGAAGGGAACCATGTCTGGCGTGAAGCGTGTAAACGAGCCGAAGGCGAGGTGCCAGGGCGAGCCGACGGTGAGCTGCAAGCGGGGCGACGTCGGCGACCTGGGGCATGGGGTGGCGATGGCGATCAGGAGCCGGGGCAACCTGGGGAACAGGCGTGGGGGACGGGTGGAGGCGTGGCCGGCGGCGTGTTACCGCCGGCCATGCCGGACGGTCAGATGCGCCAACGAACGACGGCGAGGCGGACGACGGAGCCGCGCACCGCGGACCCTCCTCATCAAGGCTGCTTGTCGGTACCGCCCACGATCCTGAGGGGCATGACAATCTGCATCGACTGCAAGGACGGCAAGTGCCGCGACTGTGAAGGCCTGGTGGTGAAGCCGGGGACGGCTGCCGAGCTGGTGCTGTGCGACTGCGCGGGGAACTGGCATCGCGGCTCGATCCCGCCGCCAGACTCCCGACGCGAGGCACTGCCGCTCGGGGTCTATGAGGACCGTGACGAGCCTGCCGAGTGGGAGGACCCGGACTTGCCTGGGTACTTGAACCAGGGCTGAAGGCGGGTCGATCTCAGCCCGCCAGGGCGACCCCACGGGCGACCAGGCGAGCCGGGGCACATAGGGCTTGTCCTATGTGCCATAAGTGTCCGCGACCCTCCCAGCGTGCTCAGGCGCGCTCTGAGGGGCCGTCGCGGGGCACTCGACCTTCGTGCCAGTAGTTGCGCTCCAGCTTGGTCAGGCGCTCGGTGGTGGCGGACCAGATCAGGATGAAGCGGGTCAGGCGACGTCCGAGTAGGTATAGGGCGATTGCTTGGGTGAGTGCGGCGGTGGCCAGGACTGCGACGCTGAGTTCGATCATGGGGACGTACTACCACAAAGCGGTCATTGGGGGCGGACTGTGAGCGATGTCACGAACCGGACCGGAGTCGTTTCCGAGACGACGCAGGCCGGGGCCGATAGTTTGCGATCAGTAGGCGGACGTGGCTGGGTCAATCGGACTCACCGAGTAGTACGCCGCAAACGACACTAGAGATGGGTTGGATTTGTCATGCAGGTTTCAGGTGCGCTGCTCGATATTGAGCACAAGTTCGGAGCATTCGATGGTGACGACGGCAAGAAGGTCAGCTACGACTTCGTCGTTCTGCACGTTCTCGACGGGCGCGAGGTCGTCAAGGTCCGACTGCCGAACGAGGTCAACATCGTTGACTTGCAGGTGGGAAAGGGCGAGTTGGTCCACCTGGATATCTCCGTGCCACCGGCGACCAAGGTCCGCTTCGTCTGCATGACAGCTGACGCGCCAAGCGCTGTGTAAACGGCGGGGCAGGAGCGTTGGCGTCGCTCCCACCCCGCCTCGACCGTGAACCCGCCTCAACGGGAAGGGCCTGTGAGCAGTATGCATGTACTAGCGGTGCTTCTCCTGCTGGCGCTGCGCTCGCGGCCGTGCCCGTGCTGTCAACGACGCGACTTCTTCTGGGTGCGGCCGCCATGCTGATGACGCTGGGCATCATCGTCGGGACGTGGGTAGGCATCGCTGGGGCTTGCGTCTGGGAGTGGGACGAGCGGCGGTCGGGGAAGTTCACGCTCAGATACGGCGAGATGTGCGAGCGTGCTGTCAGGCGCGACCAGGAGCTCTACGAGAGGGCCTGTCGTGAGCAAGACGTCGCTCGGGGAATACCGGCGAGGGAGTCACGTCGATGATTCTGGACGCTGCGCAGTTCGAGGTGCTGGTTGTTTACGCCTCCCTCCATCTTGCGATCCTGGTTGGGCTGCTCATCACCCAGATCGGGCGTCGATGATGTTGCTATCACTAGCTGCTCCGATGGTTGGGTGCATCCTCGCTGTTGGGTTCTTCGACCTGGGCGTGTGCTTGTTCCGAGAGGTGTTCCGGTGACAGATTGGAGTGACTACCAATGGGTCAAAGTGGCTCTTTCGTGTGGATTCCTTATCCTCGCATTCCTGAGGTATCGGAACCGTGGTGGTCGGTAGTGATGTGGACCTGGATAGTTCCGTGGCTGGTGGCGTTGTTCGTGACGGTGGCGTTGTGGTGGGCCGTGGCGGAGTGGCGGCTGTGGCGACGGGGACGGCGCAAACCGTGATGGTCATACGTGTGAGCGGGTTGGGCGTTTCACGGGATGCTGACTGCGTGTTGGGCGCTGGCCGAGTGATGGCTGCGGCGGGGGGACTGGGTAAGCCGTGAGGGTCATAAACGTCAGATGGGCAGGTCTGATTGGGCTGGGTGTTGTAGTTTCAGCGGTAGGTTCGGTTGGGCTTGGGCTTCAGGTGGCGTCGGCAGAGGCCGTATGCATCATGGACATTCAGGCAGGATACGGAACCTGGGAGTGTCGACCGAGCGCATCGTTCCCGAGTGAGAATGGCGAAATTCGGTTGGTATTCGGGACGCTTGCTGTACCGATCACGATTGACAAGGGTCCATACGGCATGGGGTTCTATGAGCCTGGTGATCCGGATTGGGGGTGGCAGTCGTTTAGCTTGCCGGGGGCGCCGTTGGTTCTGAAAATGCGAGCGGGGTCGTATTGCGACGGGGCAACAGTGGTAAATCCGGGAACGGGAACGTGCGAGGTGATCGGTACGGTCACGTACTATCTGACCCCGCCTGAGCCGCCAGCAACTACCGCGCCGCCCACGACGGCTGCGACGACCGTTCCTCCCACGGTGGAACCGACCCCGACAATGACGGCACCGCCGACGACAACGGGCCCGCCGCCGACGACGGCACCGCCGACGACAACGGGCCCGCCGCCGACCAGCTCGCCGTCGACGAATCCGCCAACGACTCCGCCTGTTGAAGTTGGGCCTTTCGAGACATCGGACGCATGGTCGTTGATCCCACAAGCCTGGGGGCTTGGTTTGTTGCTGGGGGTTTCGGTCGTCCTCCTTAGATGGATGCGACCATCATGAGTTTTTACCGTTCTCAGTCGGTTACTGGGGTCCGTTGGCGTCGGGTTCCCGATACCGATAAAAGAAAGGATGGTGGGCTATATGCCTACTGCCGCGATTGGTACTGCTGTTTCGGAGATGGCTGGCGACGTTGTCGGCCTCATCACGGCGAACCTGCCGGTGATCTTGGGGGTCACCGCAGCGTTCGTCGGTCTGGCCGTGGCGAAGCGGTTCATCCGTACCCTGGCTTCCTGAGCCGGGTTCGCTTAGGTCGTGTGCTTGCGGCGGTACTGGCTGCGCTCTCCGTGGTCGTGCTGGTTCCGTCGCAAGCGCAGGGCGCACCCTCATGCGTTGTCGATGTGCAGGCCGGGTTCGGAACGTGGGAGTGCAGGCCTAGTACCGCCTTTCCATCGGAGAATGGCGAGGCACGGCTCGTCCCTGGGTCGCTAACAGTGTCTGTGACCATTGACAGGGGAATGTACGGGGCCACGTTCTATGAGCCCGGTGATCCTGATTGGGGTTGGCAGTCGTGGAGCCTCCCGCAGCCGGCCCCGCTGGTGGCGGTGCTTCGGGCTGGCTCACAGTGTTCCGGAGCAACGGTGACCAGGCCTGGATATGGGAACTGCGCGATCATTGGAGCGCTGACCTATCACATGGTTGCTCCGGATCCGCCGAGTTTGGTCGTATCAAATTGTCCGACTGCATACGGAAGTCCGAAGGCGTCATGGACAGCATCAAACGGTTTCACGCTTATCTTCCAGTGGTCGGGCATCACCCCGAGCAAGGGCTGGTACTGGTACGCGGCAGCTCCGGGAAAGGTCATCAACACCGCGTCAGCGCCGAAGGGGGCAATAGCGAGGACGTTGAAGGTCGAGGGGTCTCCGGGTTGGTATGGGCCTGTGAAGGTGCCCCAAGCTGGGCCGATGGTAAAGCATGTCCGGATTTACAGTGTGGATGCGTTGGGCTGTTACAAGGATGTTCCGGTAGTAGGTGGCACGGTGGACGCGAATGTTGACGCTCCGACAGTCAAAGACAACACGACGGGTGTCGGGTCAGGGCCCGGAGACATTTTGCCGCCTGGCGCGGACGATGTAACCCCGGACCCAGGTGGGGACGGGGATGCGTTCGCCGGGTGCGGGCAGTTCGTCATAGATGCCTGGTGCTACATATCGGGACTGCCGGGGTGGTTGTTTGTTCCTTCGGACGAAACGATGACTGCGATGGAGACGGCGGGGGAAGAGTTCCAAACCAAAGCACCTATCGGATGGATAGTGCTGGGTAAGAATCTAGCGGATCGTGTAAACGCTGGGAGCTTCGCAACGACAGAGGGGGAAGAGTGCTCACCTTTCGGCGGGAATGCCGAAGTGGGCAGCACAGGTGGGTGCTCAGCTCTGGGGATAGTTCGGACGGGGGCCGTTGACGGTGGTACGGATCATTACGTGCATTACCTGGGTCAGCAAGACGCTGGGTCGCAGGTATTGAAGCTGTTTCGACCGATAGCGACTGTGGTAATGCTGGCGATGCTCTACATGGGGATTGGTGTTTGGATCGGGAAGATGGTTCTCAGCAAGGCGGTCACGTAATGGTGCTGGATTTGCTGTGGGGATTGCTGTCGACGTTGCTGATAGGTCCGCTTCTGGGCCTGCTGCCGACAGTGATAACAGAGGCGTCGCAATGGGACGCGCTGATGACTGTATTGGTCATCAGCAACAGGGTTGTCGACGTAAGGATCATCTTCACGGTCATTGGGACGACTATGGTCGTGTTCTCGATTTGTGGACCTGCGGCAATCGCATCAAAGATTTACAAGCTGATCCGGGGTTGAGCGATGATTGTCTGGCTGAGCGTAGTTCTGGGAGCTTTAGGGGCGGGTTGGTTCCTGTTTGGCAGGAAGGGCAAGAACGGCAGGCTGTCGGTCACGGTACTGACCGAGGCGACGGCGAGGTACGTACGGTTTGAGAATCGTGCGGTCTCGTCAGGTAAGAGCAAGATGTCTAAGGCCCAGCGGCGTAGACGTAGTGCCGGGATCGCCTGCTATGTGGGGTTCAATGGCTCTGGCAAGTCTGCGACTTGTGTCTCGGATTGTCTCGCGGACTTGAACGCCGGGACTCAGATTCTTTCGACCGTCGCGTTCCTGGCACCGTTCAAGGCGGACGACGAGGACCAGGCCGCCGAGGTTTGGGATGCGTTAGGGGCCGGAGCTGCTAGACCATCCGACCCGTTGGCGCTCCCGCATCCGCTATGGATACCGTTCCAGGACTTTCGTCAGCTCTTGATGTTTCGAGACGGAATCGTACTGATGGATGAAGTCCAGGGCATCGCAGACGCGCGTGAGCATGCGTCTTTACCTGTGCAGGTCGCGAACCTGTTGTTTCAGCTTCGACGTCAGGGTGTTGTTTTGAGGTGGACGACTATCGACTATAACGCTGCCGATATGAGGATTCGTCGCGCTACTCAGGTTGTCACGTTTTGCCGTGGCTTTCGTCCGAAGTGGATCGAAGGTTCACCGTGGCCCCGCAATCGGTGGTTCTGGGTACGAACATACGACGGTAGGGGATTCAATGACTTCTCATCCGCGCAACGCTCGCGGAACAAGGACGTCAAACCGAAGCGGCTGGCGTCTGAGTTCCTAAGCGGTCGGGGGAAGCTGGCAAAAGCATTCCGATCTTATGATGCTGATGCCGCTGTCCTATCCCTCGGTGCATGCACCGAAGGGGGAATGTGTCTTGTCTGCGGTGGTAAGCGATCAAGTCCTCGGTGCTCCTGTGTGGCAGAGGATCGTCCCGCGAAGCCGACCAGGAGCCGGAGGGCGCCCGGAGCGCGCCAGCGCGAGGACGCACCGACGGTCCTGTCGATGCCAGGGTCCAGCTCGCCAATAGAATCCGCTCCAAGCGAGCCAGCAAAGGGAGAATTTGTAGGAATCCTCTACACCCCTCCTGCGTAA